CCGGGGATGGCCTAAGTTAAAGCACATATTGGCTACTACCCGTTGTCGGTTGTTATCCAAGCTCCGCCACCACGGTTGGTTCAGGTCCAGTTCATCACACACGATTTTTATGTCTTGCTGTAGACATTTTTCAATGCGTTCTTTGGATACAGGCGTACCGACGTCTTTGCCGTGTTCCTCGTCGTTTTTAGTGATTAAATGGCCTACCCCAAAGGTCGGATAACCCAAATGATCCAAGTAGACTTCCTGTTTGTATCCTTCGTCTAGCATCAGTTCTTTCATCAATTCTGCTGTATTCATTTCAAATTGATGCTTGTGGCTCCGTTCGTGCTGACGGTTAAGTTGCCGACGGAACCAGTTGCCTCTAAGCCAACTGCCGTTCTGGTTGATATGTCTTGCCATTTACTTCCCGTATATACCTGTAAAACACTTTTGTTGGTGTTCCATATTACATCCCCTGCGCTAAATTTATTCTGTGCTATTTGCGTATCGTTGTATTCAGGCGTTGCCGTCGTATCAAAACGACCGAGGTTAATTTCCAGAATACGCACCATACGGTTGTATATACTTGGATCAACTTCATTAAAGGCAATTGGCAAACGTGTTTCTAAAAGCTTTCCCATTACCTGCGTCCATCCGGTTTAACATCCATCCGCGTATCACCCAAACGCCAACCCACTCCTAAACGTATGTCCGATGAATTATCGTCATCGGATTCAATCCTGAAAGCCAGTTGTCGCGCGCGTATGCGCGTATCCAATCTTTGCGTAGTAGAGGTAACGGTTTGCGTTGTATCCGTAGTCAAGCTGTCCCCTGGAAAGTTCCTTGATTTCAACACAAAGTTAATCGTTTGATCGGATCCGCCGTTCCCGGTGAATTTCACATCGGGAATTACCTTACGGATAAAGGTGTAGTCATCCCCATCGGGGTGCATGTCAAAGTCACTGGATTGAATATACACGTTATCCATGGGAGAACCATCGGCATCATTTCCTGTTTCTTGGTCATACAAATAGCCCACATTAGACGTGGTGTACGTTGCTATAGGACTCTCAAAAATACCTTCATCCATCCAAGCACTACGGCTTAACTGACCAATCGTCCAAGTATTTTCAGCGTAGTTATAGACTACATAACGATCAATCGTTGTTTCTCCTGAAGAACAATAAAACCATCCCACTTCATTAAACTGTTTGTTTACAAACCCAAAAGTTTGAAAATATTGTCCTTGATTAAAATCACTAAATACATAGTAATGTACGCTGCAAGGCACCAATTGCACACTACCGCTATACTTGTAAAATCCCTTTCTATCCATCCAATAAACGCCATCGGGGGTATTGACCGCAGCTTTAGGCCCAATAAGACCTACCCCTTGATTAATTAAATTAACCCCGAAAGTAAAAGGCGGACCGATGTAGGACATGGAATACATGGAAGTATCCGTCCAAATTAAGATTTCTTCCCTGGAAGATAAGCCTCCAATAATTTCAGAACCGGAGGAAAGTCTTAAGGATCCCGCCGTATTGGTTGCTATTGGCTCCCAATCAGTTACGTTTTCTTGATCGCTCCAACAAATAAACATGGGGTCTGATGAAGACGTTCTTACGTTACTATCATTAATTGGGTCGGCTCCAAGACACACCACGTGTCTATCGATGTCACTAACCAATACTTGTAGCGCAATTGTTGGAGCTAAAATAGCCCCCGATAGATCAGAAACAGCGACTGCTCTAGTGGTGGCTCCTGCACTTTGATCCCAATAAAAAACGCCTCCCCCTCTAGGATTCAACACCAGATCTTCACCGAAATTACCGTGACTCCAATTACGCAATTGGCTAGACGCACTAATTGCGCTCACACTACCAAAAGTGCCTGCGCCCCATGTGCCTGCGCCCCAACCAGAGCCTTCTACAAATACGTCTAATCCGACATTGATTTGATAAGCACCGACCACGGAACTACCGCCATTGCCGCTATCACTGCTGTTCGCCGTAACTTCATCTCCGTCAGTGTCCTTGGCTTCGATGGTGTAAACATTGGTATTCGTAACGGTAGCAATTTGATATTCTTGATTAAGCACCTCGGCGGTAATAAGACCGCCTAAAGTAGCTGCACCGCTAAAAGTTACAAAGTCATTAACCACTGCTCCGTGAGAAGCATCGGTAACGGTAATGGTGGCATCACCATTCGTCGCAGAAAAAGTAACGTCACCTGCGGATGTGGTAACACGCAAAGGGGTTATATCATTAAAAACATTACCCTGTAGAACGTAATATTTCCACGTGGTGCCTAGCCCTAAATACTTAGTTAATTCTAAATTAACCCAAGCATGTAACGCTCGACAAGTTGATAAAAAAGTATTGAGTGTGTTTTTAGCCCAACCGCCAATTTTTTCCGGACGCCCCTTACGGAAACGTACTAGATTCGCATCGTACCAACCACCTTCGTTGCTGTAGTCGGTTCCTTCACGATCTATTCCGGGTTTGAATATATATTTGGCGTAGGGCATCGCTCATTATTTCTTAAAATTCAAAGCCAAAAAGTTTATGCCTTTAGTTAATTTTCCAACAAAAGCATCGTCTTTTGTATTCTTCGTGTGAGGAGCAATCGCTGCGATTATTGAAGCCACTGCGATTATCCACACAATTACATTTAGTATTGTCCAAATCATTTTAAAACACCTGTCCTGATAAAATTGTTGTCATGCCTACAATTAAAGCACACAACGTAGTTAATATTAATACCTCCAATCTTTTAATGCGATATATGGTTTCACGCCATCTCTCTGCACAAACCGCTTCGTGTTTGTCTAAATCTGCCGCTACTTCCATTGTCGTTTTCCTAGCCATCGTCCTTGCCATTAGGTTTTGGTTCTTCCTCTTCAGGCTCCAACGTGCTTTGATACATAGTTAAGGCCGTTACCCGTATATCTATTTGATATTGCAAGGAGGCCATTTGTCCTTGTATTCCTTCAATTTCTTGCTGTAAGTTCTCTATGTAATTTAACTTAACACTAACTAAAGGATCTACATCCACTTTTTCTTTTTCATCTTTTTCCCAATATTGGTATTCTTCTTTTACTTCTTCTGTCATTGTTTTTCCTTATCAACAATGTCCCAGCAATTCAAATTCGCTGCGACGGTTCTTCTCTCACCCTCTCCGAAGAAAGGATATACCATGTGCTGTAACCCTGATGGGAACATATATTGCATACCTATTTCTGGCTTGATCACACAACTTTGTGGTGGAAATAATCTATCCGTATCTGTTAGACTATTTTTTCCGTAACTAAATGCCAAACAGCCATCACTGTGTCCTGAATCGTTATATAAACTGTATTCAGGTGTTCCTGATGTCGGCTGGTCTAAAATCTGTTGGGGTACTTTAGTCCAAGTCGTAGTGGAAATACCCATAAGCGTCTTAGTGCCGTGATCGTGAATGGGGTTATAATCCCCCTCAAAACTATGCACCGACCAGAGTTCATCCAAAGCTATCTGTTTATTAGTCTTAAACTGAACCCCTGTTGATTCAGAAAAATAATTAATATAGGTTGCTCCTAAATCACACAAATACGCTACATAGGGTTGCACACGCTCATCGTCAGTCGGGGGAATATTAAGCTGTTCGCCTTGATGGATTTGTCCCACTAAGGTTTTAGCTAGGGATTCCCTGTCTTTGTCTTCCCGTAATTCATCCAGGTAATCGTTTAGGCCGTCCACTAATTTTTTAGGGATCTGAGTCTTCAACATAAATACAGCCGGCATCGTATAGATGTCGACCTGATGTTTGTCAGGTAATTCTAGTTCCATTAAATTTAACTAGGGACTGCGAATGACTCGTCAGGCACTGGATTACTAGGTGGGTTCGTAATAACCGAATCCACTTGACTAGCAAATACTGCATCCCAACTAGATGTAGGACATAGTGCTGTTAAGTCTGACTTACTAAACGTACCTTTCGCTGCTTTGGTAAAGTTTGTTGCTCCTGATACTGGATCAGTTGCCTCTACATTTTCACTAAACGTACTGGTATAGTAAGTTGCATCACCTTCGCTATCGTTTTCGTATTGCATTTCCAAATGCCATTTCTCCACTTTACTGGATTTGACATAGGGAATGGTTTTTATTAGCGTTTTAGTTACTGCCATTTTTTACTCCTTATTATTAAGTTGTTTTTCTAATACTTCGACTTTTGCCGAGAGTTCTTGTATTGCTTTAGTTAGCATAGGGATTAAAGCTGCTTCACCTATTCTTTGTCTGCCATCAGTTTCATCTTCATACCACATATCAAAGCCTTCTTTTATATCTGGATTATTATCAATTACTTCTTTGACTTCTTGAGCGACAAAACCATGATTATACTTACCATTCATAACTCTTTCTTCGGAATCAGGATCGTGTACTTTCATTTCTGGTGGTACATCTTTTGCTTTTTTCCATCTAAAAGTTACTGGTCTTAGTTCATTAATAAAATCTAAACCGACTACTTCATCTTGTATATCTTCTTTTAAGCGAACATCTGAAGGTGCAGTAATTGTGGTTGCTCCATTAGCAATATTACTGTCAGTCGAAGCATAGCCAAAAGTAAAGTTACTGTCCCCAGCACTTAGAACATTATAACCAAGACAAATCTGTTTTTCGCTATCTGTTGCTGATGTATGAGCATAGGCTCCAATTAATGTATTCTCAATACCATCAGTTATGTCTATATCATAAGTTCCAGCCGCATAACCAAATGCTGTATTATGACTGCCTGTAGTTACACCATCCAAAGCTGTAGCACCTATTGCAGTATTTTGCGCTCCTGTCGTGTTTGCACTTAAAGCACCAGAACCAACTGCTGTGTTATAGCCAGCAGTAGTATTAGCGTCTAAAGCTGTTGATCCGACAGCGACATTATGAAGACCTGTAGTATTAACATTTAATGAATTTAATCCTACTGCTGTATTAGAAGCACCTGTTGTAGTTGCTGATAAAGACCCATAGCCAACGGCTGTATTATAAGAAGCTGTCGTATTAGCATCTAAAGATTCATTACCAACGGCTGTGTTTGCTGCTCCTGTCGTGTTTGTTGCTAAAGCAGCATAGCCCAGTGCTGTATTGCCAGAAGCTGTAGTATTGTTTGCTAAAGCATTAGTTCCCATACCTACATTGTTCGCTCCTGTGGTATTGTCCTCTAAAGCAAGAGTACCAAAAGCGTTATTATGCGATCCTGTGGTATTAGCACCTAAAGCACCATAACCAAAAGCATTATTATTAGAAGCTGTCGTGTTCGCATCTAAAGCATAAGCACCAACAGCTACGTTATAAGTACCTGTCGTGTTTGCATACATAGCGTTTTTACCCACAGCTACATTGTAAGAAGCTGTGGTATTAGCAGCTAAAGAATTACCTCCTACTGCCGTATTAGCAGCACCAGTGGTATTAGCTACAAAAGACGATTCGCCTACAGCAGTATTTGAATCTGCTGTCGTAGTTGCTGTTCCTGCCTCCCTACCAAGAAAAGTATTATAAGAACCTGTAGTTAGAGCGTCACCAGCAGTACCACCAACAGCAGTATTACTTGCACCTGTCGTGGCTGCTGTTAAAGCATCATAGCCCACAGCAACATTAAAAGCACCTGTGGTATTAGCATCTAGTGCATAAGTACCAACAGCAGTGTTAGCTCCCCCTGTCGTACTTGATACCATAGCATTATTACCAACTGCTACATTATTATCGGCTGTGGTATTTGCTCCTAAAGCACTATTACCTAACGCTACATTTCTACTGCCTGTGGTATTAGCATCTAAAGTTTTCCAACCCATCGCAACATTTTCGTTCCCTGTCGTATTTGCTGTTAAAGCATCATAACCAACTGCTGTGTTATAACTAGCAGTCGTATTAGCATCTAATGAATTTGCACCAACAGATGTGTTATAACCACCTGTGGTATTTTCCACTAAAGCTGAATGTCCAACTGCTGTGTTGTAACCACCTGTAGTAGTTTTTTGCAAAGCATCCCCACCGAAGGCAGAGTTATTGGTAGCAGTAGCAACTTTTAGAGCATAAAACCCAACAGCAGTGTTGCCACTTGTTGTAGTGTTCCCTCCTAAGGTAATTGCACCAACAGCTACATTGTATGTGCCTGTTGTATTGGAATCTAAAGACTGATAACCAACGGCTGTGTTATTTGAAGCTGTCGTGTTTGCTGTTAAAGCATTATAACCAACGGCTGTGTTGTTATCTGCTGTGGTGTTTGCTGATAAAGCTAAATAACCAACTGCTGTGTTTCCATCCGCTGTGGTATTGGCTGCTAAAGCACTTCTACCTAATGCAGTATTCTGTGTGCCTGTGGTG